CAACCATATTTCCATAAATACCCGTCAATGTATCTGATTGTAAGTTTGTAATTAACAATTGTAAGTTCTTCCAATCATACCCTATTCCACTCATTGAGCCAAAGAAATCAGTTGTATAATATATACCACCTGGTCCTGAACCTTTAGCAATACTAGTTAATGAATTATCTGCTAAAGTTTTATTAATAGGTACATTAGTTGATCCTACAGTTAAATCAGCAACGTTTTCTAAATTAGTAACAACTTGTGCAAACTTCTCTATATTAATAGTCTTTACACGATTTATCTGCATCATTGTAACACTAAACGCATCACATGCATATGCTAATGTTTCTGGTAATATATTACGTAAACGTAAGCCCAAATTGGGTATCGCCATATTAGGTTGTCCACCTGAATATATAGGATAATATGTTTTACTATTAGTTGGTAATGGTATACTATTATATTGCGGTACTGTTAATGTGCTATAACTATTAGGGAACAACTTCTTAGGATCTAATAGATCGGCTAATGAATTAAGATTGGGTGTTTGGCAGTTTAATAATACACAAACACTTGCTAAATCAACACCTAAAATTATATTGAAACTTCCAAAGATTAATTTCTCTTGTTCTATAGTAGCGGTTGCCCCATTAATAATATTAGTAATATCATTTGTAGATAATCCACTGCTTAATAATGCTAGATTAACACTACTTGTTAATGCTTTGTTAACACTTAATGTACGTAATAGATGACTTGGTAATCCAAACTCATCAATAGTTGATAAATCAATACTACGTCCAGTTGCTATTAAATCCTGACCCCAATATACGGTTGATATACTTACACCAGTAATATCACTAGTAATCAAGTCATTCATATTACTAAAGATACCATTTAAGTAAGTAGTAGATTTACTAAAGCCACCAATCAATTTATTGCTAGTATTTTTAAAACTTTCACAATTATTAAATGTATTAATAAAGTCACTATAACTTCCAGTATTGATATGAAATTCGTTATATGCTTGTAATGCGATTAAACGTAAGAATCCATATTTTGAATAATCGTTTGTATAAGTGCCTGTATATGTACTGGGTTTACTATTACCTAATGCAGGGATAGTAGTTGATCCAATACTTACTAAACTATCATATACAGATTGACTTACGGTAGTATAAGGATTAGTACCTATTTTTGAATATGCCAATGCTGTTGCGTCGGCTAAAGAATCTAATAGAGTAGCGGTATATACTGTACCTCTAGTAGTATAAGTTGTAGTACTAGTACTTGAACCCATATAACCAAGAGCTGTTGGATTAATATGTAACCCTGAACTTTGTATTAAAGCTCCGAGGCAATTAAGTTGTAGTGGGGTATTATGTCCTTTTAAACTCATGGTACGAATACGTTATTGCTACCTTCAACTATACTATGACCGCAACTGTTACCAGATCCGATGCGTAGTACAGGTGCACCCTCTGCGAAAACTGTAGGTGATCCATTAGTTGTAGTAGCACTTGCATGCGGGGGATGGGGAGGCCCGTAAGGTGCATGAGGGGTTATTGTGCTAGTATGTAACCCTACTTTTTTACCATTAGCAAACACCGTGCCGGCTCCGCGTATAATTGCGCCACCTGTTTGATTTTTATCACCGACACGACTTAGACTTGGCATATTATCCTAATATAATTTTCTTATCTGGAACTGTAATTCCAGTAGTTGCTTCAATATATTTCATTTTGACACTATCTTCTGTCTCAGCATATAAAGAAACGCTAGTAGTATTTAGCGTAATTTTACCCATGGGATCTGCTGTAAACATGCTAGGAATCAATTGCATTCCTTTAGGTCCGGGTGCTACTGAGACAGGTTCTGAAATGATAATATTATCACGTGTAATCTCAACTATTTTAGCGATTAATTCTTCTCCTGAATTCAACTTAAATGTATATACTTGTCCTACTTCCATTAAATGCTTTCTGTTAATTTTGTTCTGAGTTCATTGAACCCACCCACTAATTCATTATCAATGAATATTTGTGGAACCGTTCTAGCAGTTGGTACTGCTTCTAATAAATCTTCTTTAGTGTATCCATCTCCGATTTTACGTTCTTCAAATTGAATACCTTTACTTGTTAATAATGCCTTTGCTTGGTCGCAAAAAGGACAGTGGTACTTACTCCAGACAATTGCTTTCATCTTATTCTCCTTATTTTAGTTTTGATGTGTCGTATGTATTATGGAATGCATCTGTTTTTACTGCACCGTAATCATTAGGTCCATGACGTACAATATAGTCATTACCCTTTGTATAATGTAAATCGCCCCAATTGGTGTATAGTGTGCCGTCATGGTCTGCTAGTTTAGCAATCTTTATAATCTTTTTGGGAGTAGCAGTACCATCGCCGTTATCGTCATACAATGATTTAAATTTTTCAGGACTTATGGGCCAATATTCACCCTTAACACCGGGTCCCATAATCTTATGTCCTGCGACATAATCAACAGGGCCTTCTAATGTCTCTACTGTACCCGGGCCTAATGCAGTTTTGTATTGTATAGGGTTTGCTTTCTTAAAAGTTTTAAACCCATCATTAAACCATTTCTCACCAATTGATTCTTTTAGTATATCTATAAGTTCTCTCATAATACAGGTAACTCCTCATAATCTACTATATCTCCCATTACACCGATAACATAATTAGTTGATTCTGTTTCTTGTAATGCACTTTGCTTTTTATTAATGTTTACGTGTTTGTTGAACCATGGTATAGGACTATGCTTTGGATGATTCTCGTTATACTTAATTCCAATATCTTTCAGTCTATTAAATGCAGTATAGTCTACAAAGTCTGATAATATCTCTGCGTTCAACCCAATTACAACGCCCTTACTGAATAGATAAGTAGCCCATTCTTTTTCTTCACGTATAACGTCCATATACAATTCATATACTTCACGTTCACATTCTTGTTTAGCAATAACAAATCGTGGATCATCTTTAACTACATTATTGATTAACCATGCTGTCCATTCTGTATGTAATAACTCATCTTGCAGGATCAAGGAGATAATGTTTCCGTTACCAATATAAATCTTGTTCTCTACCATAGCAAGAGAAGTAGCGAATGATACCATGAAACGTAGTGCTTCTAATGCGTAACTAGCATTCAATGCCATCCATATACTGTTTATATGTTCTTGATGTCCTACTTTGTTTGGGTCGGTTTCTTTTAAGCAATTTAGTTGATGTAGTTCTTCATAGTACTTGCCAACGTTACTAGCCATAGAAACTATTTCTTTGGTATCGTGAATTTTATTGAATTCTTCTTTAGGCACACCATATACGTTCCTAATAATATGACTGTAAGACTTTGAGTGTATATTAGTTTCAAAAAAGCTCCAATTGCTTACTAGTGCTTCTAACTCAGGAATACTAATAACAGGACTAAACACTTGATTAGGAGCGCGGCCTTGAATTGAGTCCAATGCAGTTTGTCTGAGTAAGTTGCTTGTGAAGATGTGTTTGATTGCATCACTACTATCCTTATGGTCAATTTTATCTTTAGTTAAACTAATTTCTTCAGGTACCCAAAAGAAGCCACGTGCTGTTTCTTCATATTTGGCAATCTTAGGATACTTTACTTCTTCAAAACGTTGTACAGTTACAGGACCTTCAGGGTCTAGAAACATTGTACGTGTTAGATAATTTGTTTGTTTAGTTAGGTTATATTGTTCTTTGCTCATGTTCTTTAATTAAAATAATCTTTTCATCTATCTCTTGTATATCAACAATTTTTACTAGTTCATTATTTATTTCTACATAGATAGGCACTTCGCTTAGTTTTCCTGGTACACCACTAAGTGGCTTTGCTTTGTTCCGCCATAGATCCATTAATATAAAGCTAAAATTATATGCATCTAATCGTATCATAATTTGCAAGCCTCGCAGTCATCATCAAAGTCCATTATTTCTAATAGTTCTTGTTTAACAAAAGGTATCACATTATCATCGTTCAATGCGGCTTTGCTACCTACTTTGTTAATCAAACTATAATAGATAGTTTTGATACCCCACTTGTATGCTAACATCAAATTCTTAGCAATTAGTGTTGCTGGTACTTTACCTTGGTCAAAGTATGCAGGATTATAGAATGTATTAGTTGACAATGATTGGTCAATATATACAGCCAATACAGCGGCTGTTTTGAGATATTCAACACAGTCCTTCTGATCCCACATTAACTGATAACGATTCTTTAATCGTTTGTATTCTGGTACTACTTGCGTAAAACTACCTGCTTTACTTTCTTTAACACTAATAAGTTCCATTGGCATTTCAATACCGTTTGTACTATTCAATACAACACTAGAACTTTCTACTGGTGCTACAGCCATTAGTGTAGCATTTCTTATTCCATACTTCAATAGATTTTGGCGAAGTGTTTCCCAATCTAAGTTTTGACTTGGGGTAAAGTCTGTTAGTTCATTAACACCTTCACTTCTACGTTCCCAGGGGAAGATGCCTTGTCCGTAGAAGGTATGTTGGCTACGTTTACAACTACCACGTTCTTTTGCTAATTCTACACTGGCTTCTGTAAGATAATATGCTTGATGTTCTATCCAGCGTTTAACTTCACTTAATGCGATTGGTTCTCCATACTTGAAACCACGCTTTGCATGCCAGTATGCTAAATTTGTAATGCCTATACCAAGAGGCTCAAAGTCTAAGTTAGCCAACTTACTCTGTATAGAGAGAAAGTCTTGATAGCTAAGGAGATTACTCAAACTTCTAACTAATACTCTACATGCCTTAC